CGTATTTCGAATACCAGCTCGTAGCGCCGCTCATTCCAGTTGAGGCAGCGTCGAGATACGACGCAGTTCGCGCGGCACTGCCTTCGTTCCTTGCCATCGCGGCACCCGATCGAAGACCGCGAGCCGTCGCATTGCCCGAGTACAGCGCGTTCAATGCGTTCACTTCGCCTTGCGTTTCGATGTTGGTCAGAATGTTTGTCACGGTTGGATCGGACGATCCCGCGCCGGACGCGCCAGCCACGGCACGAGCGCGGCTCATCAAGTTTTTCGCCTTCTTGCGCTCGATCAGCGATTCGCGCTGGGCCTCAGCCTGCGCGGCCTTGGAATCTTCCTCACGCTGCTCGGCCTGCTGAGTCAGAAGCTCTTTCTGATTTTGGCCCTGCTGGACCGCGCTGGCGACGCCGAGAGCGGTCGACGCGGCGGCTATGTAGGGGAGTGCTGCCGAGAGGACTGCCACTTGTAGATATCTCCGTCAAAGTGTTCGAACCCCAGACGCGGCAGGATGTTTGTTCCTTCCTGCCTCACGGCATACACATCGCGCCCGCACGTATCCGCCAATCGCATCGCCATCTTGATCGCGCGAAGCACTGGCATCCGTCGCTTATGCGGTTCGATTGCGGGCTTCGCATCGCTGAACATGGTCGCGCAGTCCTGGCTGTATGCGAGGCCAATCATTGCCACCGGCTCATCGTTGATGAGAATTACAACCGCGCGAGATGTCATTCGCTGGGGCTCGCCGTAGAAGCGGACAAAATCCGCGGGCGTCGCGTAGCGGTACGCTATGTCTTGTCGTTCGTCAGCATCGACACTGTTGCCGCAAGGACGGTCACAGGTCGAGGCGCTGTTGCTCTCAAGCATATGCGGCTGTCAGTGCTCCACTCGCCAGGGAAAGAAATCATGTCTTCGTCGTAGCTTTCCCACACCGTATCCGCTGCCGTCTCTTCGTACCGCTCGATCAGCGGCATCGAATCCATGGTCGTGAAGTCCGGGCCGTACTCCAGTCCCTGATAATGCGCATCGGCGAGAATGAGACCCAGATGATCGATGCGCTTGCGCTGATTTAGTGGCGTGCCCATCGCCGCGCCGAAGGCTTGCTTGGCACTCTTGAATGTCGCCGTGTATGGAAGACCAACGATGCAACTGGTCACAGCCTCGGACAGCGTGATCTGTCCACCCGAAACCGTGTAGCTGCCAAGATCCTTGCCGGTGCCCCAGGCACACACTGTCTTTCCCTCCAGGCGAGAAAGGCCGGTGATTGTTGCGGTGGATGCACCCGAGTAAGCGACGAACGAGTCCGCCTGCTTGTTCAGCGTCCCGCCGCGGCACTCGGATTCCAGCGCCCATTTCTCGATGTGGCGCCCACCGTCGCGATTGACGACGTAATAGACCGCGTCCTCGCTCGTGCCAGTCATCACGCAGACATCCTCAATGGTGCCGTCCGTTTCGACCTCCACCCAGCAAATCACATTCTCGCCCGAGTCAAAGATCAGGATGGCGACCGTGCCATCCGATCGCACGCAATGAATGCGGGTGTCAGGCTGGCGTTGCGCGGCGATGTGAATGATCCCGGCCTCATTGAGATCCGGTACACCAATTGACAAGTCTTCAGAGCGGTAGTCGTTTTGATCCAGGTTGTAGCTCATCTGATAGAGCTTCTGTCCGCTGCGCTGGACGAAGATCCCGAGCGAATCCACGCGCACCGCATTGATGAGCCTCGATCCCTGAGTACTGGCCGGCTTGATGTTGAAGTTGGTGGGCGTCAGCGGTTCATCGAAGCTTGACGAGCGCGCCGAAAACTCCGCACTTTGAGTGCCTATGATCAGGCGCTGCATAGGGAGCGCCCAGCAGATCGAATCCACCGGACCTTCGCCGATGCTTCGATTGATCGGACCCGCATCACCTTCGAAGTTGTCGTCGAAGTCCTCGAAGGCATCTGAGATCGAACCGATTGACTTGTCAGCGCCGAACCACCATAGGCGCCCTTCGTACAGGGCCACCGCCGACGGCCAGCCGCGGCGATCAGACCAGATCGATTCCCACCAGTCTGAGCTCGCCGTGACGGCGCCAAATGCGGTGAGCACAACGGCGCTGACCACGGTCGCACTCGTATATGCAGTGACTCTCGCAACACCCGTGATACTGCCGGATGTATACGTTAGCGTGACGACCACCGGGCCAGAGGTAAACGCGCCGGCCTTCACGCCGATGCGGTAGTAGATGATTTGGTTGTCGAGATCGTCGTTGTAGCTGGTCGATTGCTCCGTGCTGTAAGTCGCAACATCCACCCAGCTACCGGGCTCAGCTACCGAATACTGCAGCGTCACATCAGCGGTGAACGTGCCGGAGATCGTGATACCGAAAGCGCGCTGACCTTCAACGCCCGCCACTCGGATGGGATCCGAGAACGTGTTCTCAGCGTTTATTGATTCGGTTACCGTCTGGCCGCTCGACTGAATTCGATAGAGCGAACCTACATTCGTCGCTTTGAACAGCGCGCTCGATGCGGTAAGCGTCACATCACCCGTGAGTCCTGATGGCGTGATGGTGATGGGCGTCGTATTGACGTTGCGGAACGGCCCAGTCTCCGGCTCATACAGCACGACAGACCAAGACCTCGGCGCTCGGCGCTCGATCTTGCGCTGTTGGTAATCGGCGCATGCAACATACAGCACGTCACCGGACTGAGTCATGCGAATCAACGCCAAGTCAGCGGCTACGTATGGAACAGTAAGCTCGACCGTTCCAGATGCTTCCACCGCGATCGAATCCACTAGCGAGGTGAACGCCCGGCGATTCATCAGACGAATGTGAAAATTGCCGGTTGGCGTGAACGCGAGCGAATGTGTTCCCGTGCCGAGAGTTGTCTCGGAAATGTATTCGTCGCCGCCCGAAGCGGAGCCCACTCGAACAATCACCGGGCCGCGGTTGATGATGATGCGCAACGCATGCTCAGTCCCGGCCTGATTAACCGTTACCTGCTGATCGCGAATCGCTGCGTTAGTGCCATCCCCAAGCAGGGCGAGATAACCGCCTGTCAGCCAAGCGGATGTACCGCCAGACTCATCGCTATCCGTCCAGCCAGTCACATCTGTCGTGAATGTTCCATTCGTCACTGCCGCCGTAACCGCCGCCCGAGTCAGGAGCACATCGTCAATGCGTATACGCATGACGCCCTCGGTAATCTCAAGCTGAGCCGTGTCATCGGTCGCAAACACAAACGGGAACAGTTTGGCTGCCACATCGCTGCGCGTATCGCTGATGTACTGCCAGCCTGGCCGCAGCATCATCGAGCCCAGCACGCGGGGCATCCAATTGGTCATGACCTCCGCGGACAGCGGCGTGCGGTTCAGGTCGATTCGAGCAAGACCGAGACGCGACAAAATCCCCCTGTTAAACGACAGGAGGGCATTTGTTTGTTTCATGTCAACCGATCAGCCGACTGCGAATGCCACGCTCACGATTGCCGCGCCCGCGGCGCGCGCGACTCCAGCTTCCCTCGGGCAGGGCTTTCGTCGCATCGTCCATGGCATCGGTCGACTTGGCCTTGACCAGCCACACCTCCGCGTCACGTTCGAGGCCGTCGCGCTTCGATTGATTCTGCGTCAGTGACATGCAGATGCGCGCGCCGAGCCACGTCTCAACATAGCGCGTGAAGTTCGGCGGCCATTTGCCATAGTCGCCGCCGTAAGACGTACCGCTGTCGACATAGGACACGTAGAGGGTGTCCAGGTCGGCGTACCAGTAGTCCCCCTCGTCTTTGTAGTGAAGTAACGGGGACCGGAGCCCCTCGTCGGAATACACACCCGTGGTCCGCACCCAGTCATCGGGCTTGTCGAAAGCGTAGGTGTAGCCGAACGCCGGATCGATTGACGGCGAATGCGTCAGCTCAATTGTGTTCGTCGCGAAGTTCCACTGTCCGCCGGCCAGGCAAGTCTTCAGTGCGTCGTCGTCCCAGATGGAATCCAGCACGCGGCGCGGCTCACGGTTCTCCGCGAGAGAGGCAAGCTTGCGCTCACCCACCTCTCGGAGCGCGCCGTTGTACAGGCTCAGCTTGCTAGGCATTACGCCGCCATCGCCTTCTTGTGACTGGTCAGATAGGTCTCAGCCGCCTGTCGCGTCTCAAGTCCATCCTTGACCAAGCCCTTGTCGACCGCACGCACGATGCGCCACTTCGCATGCGGGCCCGCCCAACCGATCTTGTAATCTGATGGTTGCTCGGTCTGCTCTGTCGACTGCAGATCCACGCGCCGCAAGACCGCGACCTTCGCGAACAACCTCCCCGCATCCTCGACCCGCAACTCGAGGAAGTAGCTGCCGTCTTCGGCGTCCACTTCGATGCGGTCGCGTGGCTTCATCTTTGCGGACACGTGCGCCCAAAACTGGGGCTCGAGCAACGCCTCGATGGGCGTGCCGTGCTCGGGCGTCACGTACCAGACATTCCGCATATGTTGCGCGAGCTGAATTCGATCGGTTGCAAGCTGAGTCATTGCCAGTCTCCTGAGTTAGAAATGAAAGAGGCCGCACGAGGCGGCCCCTTCCGGTTGAGGGACAGAAACTGAGATCAGTCGCTGTCGGTTTGCGTGATGGTCGTCAGGTCGTTCAAGTCGGTCGTGCCGTCGCCGGTCGCGCTCACCTGATGCACCGTGGTGATCACCGGAGATGCGTCGGTATCGGTCACGTAGACCACATCGCCGACCTTCAGCCCCAACGAACCACCATTGGTGATGTAGTTCGCCGCATCGACCGTCGCAGCCGCGTCAGTGCTGGAGTACGACCAAAGGCTCGTCCCCGTGCCGTTCAAAGACTGCAGCAGCAGACGCGGAGGATTCGAAGTTGAATAAGCCATGTCTCATCCTCCCGATTACGAAATCGCCGAAGCGTCGTGAACCATTTCCACCACGCCACTGTTTTGCAGCAGCTTGGAGCCCATGTGGACCGTGCAACGCGCCCACGAGTACGCCTGCTCTTCGTCGTAGCCGATCGGCGATTCCAGACCCGCCGCGTCGATTGCGTGACCGATCGCAGACTTGTGGAACATGAAGCACGACTCGCTTGCCGTGCCGACGCCGGCCACCTTCGGATGCACAATCCAGTTGATGCCCAACCAGAAGTACATCATCGGGCGATCGCGCCAGGCGGGATCGGCGTTATCCATCGGCGCCTTGCCGATGTACTCGCGGCTCGCGAATTCCTTGATCTGCATCAAGTAGCCTTCGAAGCCCGGCGAGATCACCGCGAAGATGTTTGAATCCCACGGCACGCCGGCATTGCCCAACTTGGTCTTGGCCTTCGTGACCAACTGCATCGACGCGGTAACGGCCGCGCCCGTGGTGATCGTGCCGGTTGCGAGCTCCGTCAGAATCTCGCTGTCGATCTTCCGATTGATCACGGCCATCGTGTTCATTTGCATGATGGCGCGCTGATTGCCCTGAGACGCGAAGACGTTGAAGTTCGTCTTCCGGCGCAGGTCATGCCATTCGGCCAGCGTTGCGGTGAGCTGCGATTCCGTGTCGGCCTTCGCAGGAATCATTCCATCTACGCCGCGAGTGACGGCGGTGTCGGTACCGCTGCCTGCGACGAGGAACGTGGCCTGATTGCCTTTGATGACGGATTCGGTCGTCACTGCATCGCGCAGCAATGACTGACGTTGTTCGAAAGCGGCAATGAACTCTTGCCGGTATTGGACTTGTGCTGCATCAACAGCCATGGTGGGTAACTCCAAAACAAAAGGGTTTGAAGCCTTCGCTTGGGGTTGCCGCTGGCTGATCAGGATCGGGGTATCGGCATTGCGCCGGGCCTACCTGTTCGAAGCGGAGCCTTGCTACAGCAAGAAGAACTTTTCAGCCGGGGCCTTTCGGGGTGTCCGGCGATTAGCTCACATTCGATTATTCACAACGTCGATCGAAAGTCAACAAATAATAGGATCCATCTATGACGGCATGACCAGAGCGCCACGCATCCACGGTATCACCTCGACATCTAGCCCTAGCACCTGTCGCCCGCCTCTCCCATCGCCACGGTAGTATTCGCAACCGATAGTGACCGCGTCGCTGAAGTGAATTGTCTGCATCAACTCGGAAAAGTCATCGGAGCCGATAAGCAACCGCTTCGGCTCTCGATGCTCATCGATGTGAGCAATCTTTTGCTTAAAGATCGCGTCCACTATTTTCGCCGGCTCGATCAAGGCGCGCTTCACCTCAATTTTTCGATCTCGCGCGTTGACGCCGATCTTTCGAATGAGCCAGCTCGCGAGTGTTGCCTGCCAATTCCAGCGAAAGTCCTTTCGAACCTCAAAGGCATCTGGCATGACAACCCAACTCAATTCCTCGTGCGTGCGAACGAACTGAACTTCGTAGGGACGCTTCATGCTGCTCGTCCCCGCTCTTGCAACTTCGCGCGCGCCGTATACAACTGACGCGCACGTGCCTGCATCTTCTCGTCCTTGTTATATTCGGTGCGATTGGTCCGCATGAACTTCTCAATCTTGTCGATCTCAGCCTGCACCGATTGCACCGTGCCTTCATTGCCCGCCGGCGTGATGTGACCTGCCGGATTGATCTCGCGAGCCTGGGCGACAAGCCAGGAGACAACCTCGGGACGATAGAGAATGAAGTTGCCCTCGGCGTCGCGCGCGGACTTCAGTACGTCCTGCACTTCCTTCGGTGCGGACTCCAGGTAGCTTGCATAGACATTGGCGTTCGCCTTGAAATCGGCGCCCCACGTCTCACGCAGTTTGGCCTCAAGCGCGGGCTTGGCCACGGCATCAGCATCCTGCTGCGTCTTGATCTGCTGATCCTGCATGCCGTAGTACCACTCGGCCAGATCGTGAATGACTTCCGGCTGGACATTGCGCGCGTGCAACTTCGCAGCGACGGCATCAAACATCGGCTTGTCGTCTTCGCCAATGACCAAGCCGTTCGGCAACTTCTCGAAGTAGCCCTCGGGCTTCTCCGGGATGTTGTTTCCCTTGCGCCACTCCGCTACCTGCTCGGGCGTCGCATCCTTCGGCAGTGGCTTTGCAAGCTCGCCGGAGCGAATCTTCCCCACCGCCTCCAGATATGCCTTTGTGAAATCTTGGGGCGTCGCATACCGCTCCAGCAGCTTCGCGGCCTTGTCATCACCGCCAGCGATGTCAGCACGCCACGTCGATGCGAAGGTCGGACCGGCGGGCTTGGTCGGATCTTGCGGCGGCGGTACAGCGGTGTTGCTGTTGGGCGGCACGGCGGGCGGAACAACCGCAGCCGGCGGCGGTGAGCCGGGATTGGGATTCGCTGCGGGATCAGCCGGGGGTGCGGCGGAATTCGGGTCTGTCACTTGCCAGTCTCCTGTGTTGATTTGGCTTGCCGAAGGGCGGCAAGGTTGAGTTTCAATTTCGTCACAATCTGCAATCCGACAAAGCGCCGACCCTCGGCGAAGGCCGTGTCGCGATCACTGGTCGGTCGATACGACAGGTCATACGTTCCTGCCGATGTGATGATCCAATCCAAAGCGCGCTTCTGCTGATCGGGTGTCGCATCACCACGAGCAAGCGCCTGGATCGCGGCAACGTCAGCGGGCTCCCAATCGAATGGCTTCCAAGGTGAGGCGTCGGGCTTCTTCACGCAGCCGCCAATGCTTCAGCCTTGCCCGCTGTCTCCGCCACATCCGCGCCCTGCTGAGCCACCGCGAGCGCTTCCTGCGCCTCCTGCTGCTGCTGCATCTTCTGCGCCTGAGCTTCGACGGCTTCCTCGGAGCGCATCCACTTCGCGTCAACGCCAACACCCGAGAGCGCATCACGCAAAGCGATACGAGCATCGACAATCGCCGTAGACGACGGATCCAGCTCGGCCGCTTCACGCAGCAAGCCTTTCGCCTCCAGAAACTTCTGGCCCTTCTGCCGCTCGATCGCTTGGTGCAATGGGGACTCGAATTTAAAGCGCACGTTCTCACCCTGCAGCGATTCGGGGAATTCCTCGATCGGACCGAAGGTGCCAACGCGCATCAGTGCATCGAATGTCATCTCACACAGCGCGCCGTTGTATTCGTTCTCCATGGGCTCGAACAGCGGCAAGGCATTGCGGATGTATTCCTGTATCCGCTGCCCCGTCTCATACGCGGTCATCTCGCGATCGGGCGGCGGCAAGCTCAGCTTGTTGAGGTAGAACGCCTGCTGAAGCATGGCCTTCTTTTCCTCAGACACTTCGATGCCGAATGGAAGACCGCTCTTGTCCTGCGTGATCGGTCGCAATGCCTCGCCGAGACGCTCGTCATATTGAGCATCGACCCAGGTGATGCCGCCGGCATAGACCGCGATGTCAGAGCGAATGGCCTCCTTCGTCGCGAGCAACGGCGGACGCACGGCCATCTCGCCCGCCTCAAGAAGCGTCAGCGTCATGGCCTGGAGCAATCGAGCATCCGGTAGGCCGGCCACCGCAGCCGGCGAGTACGCGTACTGCGAGCCCGAGACGGTCTGCCATCGCGGGATGCAGTAGATCTGACTCCAGGATGCCACCTCACTGATGAGGTGATTGTTCTCCAGGTCGATGTAGATCGATACGTAAGGCGTGCGGTATTTCTTGTCGCCGTCGTATTGATCCGCTGGGATCACGATGTGACGACACCTGATCGTGTTGTACGGCGTCTTGTCGAGCTGCTTGGTGACGTTCGCGTGCAGCTTGTCCTTGCCGAAAATGGCGTGCAGCGTGCGAATGGTCGGGCACCAGTTGCGATGGATGTCACCGATCGTGCCGTTGTACTGCTCGCACCAGGCCACGTCCCGAAGATGCCAGCAGCGGAAGAGCAGCGCCGTGGTCGACCAGTCAACTTCCACTGAAAGGACCGGCTGGCCGAAGGCCGCAAAGTCGTGGTCGCCCTCTTTGGTTGCCCGGACGAATTGCGATAGCCGGTCATACATGGCGCGCTTTTGCACGCCTGTCGCCCACTGCAGCCATTCCTTGCTGGAGTTGTCCAGCCGCTCGTCTTCGTCGATGGAGATGCTGAACCACTGCTGGCCGCGCGGCCGAAGCATGGACGAGATGGAATCGCCAAGCTCACGGCGCACCAGCAATGGATAGCTCGTCGTCAGGTTGCCGGCGTAGTCATCGCCGATCTCGCGCTTGACCGTGAAGTCAGCGCGTTCCGGATAGAAGTTCTCGGCGATGTCCTGCCACAGCAACATCAACGTGCTGCGGTTGTTGAACAGCTGATCGCCCTGACCGATCAGCTTTTTGATGTCAAGCATCGGCGTTCATTGCCTCAATGATTGCGTGGTCTGAGGCGAAACATCCGATCCGCAGATCAGTGATGAAGATGGTGACATCGCCGATCTTGATTACGCCGTTCTTGTCCGGTGCGTACGCAATACCCTCGAATTCGCAGTGAGCCTTTACTACGGCTGATGGCAGCCACGCGCACAAAGAAGCTGGCACTGGCTGATTGTCCAATACAGCCCTGGCGCGCTTCACTGCCTCAATGGTCAACACTTACGGCCCCAATCTGTCACTGTCGGTGAAGATCGTCGATGCCCGCCCACCACCGCGAGCCGACGCGTTACGTCGCTTGTTGCGCTTGATCTCTTCCTCGTCTGCCATCGGCATGACTGGCTCGTCGTCGGCCGCGGGCATCTTCGGATTGAGGCTGTCCCACGTGTCGCCAACGGCAGCATCGAGCTTCTTACCCGCTGGGCTCATGACCTCTTTGGGGGTCGCCTTCCTGATCGTCTTGTGGATGCCACCCATTCAATGTTTCCTCATGCCGGTGGGCCGACGTGGCCCGTAGTTGACTTGCGGGGTGCGTTGTCCGCGTCCCTGCTCTTTGGTCCAGATCTGCGCGTGAGTTAGTGCTCGAGCGCCTGAGTACCAGGCCATCACGACTGCATCGCCCTTGTCCGGTGATCGACCCAGGCGCTTCAAAACATCTTCTTTTGACTCGACCTTGATGCCGCGACTGATCACATCGAAGCGCGGAGCACATAAATCAGCCATTAATTCGCGATCGGCCTGCAGGGCAATGCTCGATCCGCCTTCTTGGTCTGGGTCGAGGGCCTCGCGAAACTGCCAATAGGCCTGAGTTCTAGCATTCGTGAACTTGAGCTGGTTGTCGCGCGTGCGTCGAACGGATGGCTTGACGCCCATGTAGCCGGTGCAGTTCTCCACGCCGTTGGCGCGAAGGTGAGCGAAGGCATCGCCGCCCCAGCCACCGCCGACATCAATCACAACCGCAGCGTCATGTCGGCGCTTCGAAATGATCAAGCCTGCGACATCGGTACCGCCCGGCGTCTGTGATCCTGGGACTGTGACCAACGGCGCATACCAACCGTCATGTCGAATTGCCAGCACGGTTTGATCCGCACCACCCTGAGCAACGTCAGCGCCAATGGAGCACATTGGAACGTTTGTCGGTGGCTTGTCAGTCCAGCGCGCGAATGCTGCCTGTAGCCAGGATGTTGGAATGACCTGCCATGGATCATCCTCGCCGCCAAGTGCGAACAGGCCCTTGAGCAACTGCGATCGCAACGGTTCCGGTAGCGAGTTCAACTTAGCGCGGTACTCTGGCGTATCGCGAAACGGATTGTCCTTGAGTGCGGCAGGGATGAATGTGAAAGAGAGCGGCTTGTAAGGCTCACCCTCGATCTCAACTTCCTCCGAACCTGCCTGCCATACCGGCTTGCCTTGGATCATCACCGCATATCGCAACTCACCGGGAATCGCTCGATTGGGATAGTTCTCATCCAGCCATGGCGCAAACCAGTCAATCATCCATGCGCCGTCAGCTGTGCGTGGTGGATTGCTTGCGAGCACAACGCGGCATCGTTGCCCGGCTGGCCCGCGATTCCAGGCCATTAGCGATGAGACCTGCTCCTCAAGAAACTCTCCGGCCTCGTCATAGCCGATGAAATCTCGCTCGCGACCTGCGTGCTTGTTCCAATCGCCGGGCTCCTTCATGCCGGCGAGCTTCACTGACCGGCCGTCTCTCCAAGACCACTCCATATCCGAGCCGTTGAAATCGGCGCGTGATCCAATGATCTGCTTGCCGGCCTCTTCCAACCCGTCGGTCTGCCCCGCTTCTCGCCGGAAGATGATCGAACGCTTGTGCTCTTGTGAAGCCAGTCCAAGCAACAGGAAGCTCTTACCGCCACCCGCTTGGCCACCGTACAGAAGCACATCGGCCTTGCTGAGATATGCATCAGTCTGTGGCCCGGGCAGCGGAACGAAGCTCATGTGCTTCGTCGCCTGCATCGCATCCTTGACGACCTGCTTCTTCGTCTCGGCCGGCAGAGAATTCAGCCGGCCGATCAGGTCATCGAGGAGTTGCGCCATTGGTGATCAGGTCTGCGCCTCGTAGCCTTCGAACTCGATCAGGAACTGGCCCGCCGTGTACGTGGCTGCTGTTCCCGCCTCGCCGCCAGTCAGATACAGATACTGATCCGCGGCCGGGAGCGCCGTGAGCGCCGAAACCGTCCGCGCTGCCCACGCCCCGCCCTTCGTCAACAGCGCCGTTTCTGCCAAGGCCGCAATGCCACCATCGAATACCCCTGTACCCTCGGTCGCGGCATACAGGTCGATGTCATCTGCACCGCCCGCGGGCAGTTCCAGGCAGATCATTCGACCGGCGAAGAGAATCCCGTTCCGAGCGACTGTGTGCTGCCCGATGTACGCCGCGCTCGAGCCAACGCCGATGATGTCCAGATCGGTCGTGGACGAAGCGAGACCCGTCAGGTCGACGTAGATCTGCGTCGTGATGATGCCGTCTTGCTTGATGACGACGGACCGGTACACCGCGCCAACGCCGCCAGTAATGCCTGCGCCAGCCGAAAGCCCATCCCCTGAAACAATCCCCGCCGGAGTAACCAGCCGACCGCTGCTGTCCAAGCCGAGCATCTTGCCGTGCAAGGACGTGAGAATTTGAACACCCATGATGATTCCTCAGTAGTGAAACTGCTTGTGAGTCGAAACTCTGCTTGTGCCGATTCCCTGTCGGCTGCTGCGCGCCCTATCGCCCGGTCGCTGGGTTTACCAAATCGTGAATTGTCATCAACAGCAATGCGCCCGCGAGCATCCAGACCATTGTGCAAAGAATCTCAGTCGCCCATTCCTGCTTGGTCACGGCTTCGGCTTCCGATTCAGCACGTGACGGTCGTATTGCGTGAGGCTGATCACGTAAGCAACACCAACAACAATGCGTGCGTAATTGCAATCGACGCAACCACAGCTACGGCGACGATCAGCGACATGACCAGCACCAATAGACCAAAGTCCATGATGCTCACGGCTTCTCCTGCCGGTTCGCGCCCTGCTGAAGCGCAAAGGCAATGCGCCGGGCAATCTCCGTCTCGTTCATCACGGGCACCAGGTCCTTGCCATCGGCGCCCGTGAGTTCGGCCTGAACCTTGTCACCGTATTTCTTCGGCTTGAGCTTCGATGCGATCCATTTGCGAGTGTCGACGCGAAGGCGAGAGCGGTTGATTGCCTCGCCATTCAGCCGATAGCCGACGTTGTCCTTGTCGTGCTGCTCCATCCAATCGTTCGTCGCGTGGTCGGCGATGTCGAGCATCTCGTCCACTATCGCATCAGCGGATTCGTCCTTTGCGCGTGTGTATTGCTCAAGAAACTCGGGCTTGGTGCGCAACCAGCTGAACACCGTTTGCATAGATGGCATCCCTTCGTCCTTGCACACTGAACGCATTGACCGACCCTCGGCGAGCTCCTGACAGATGCGGTCCGCGGTCTCCTGCGTGTAATCGCTCGGCCTACCACCGGCATGCTTTGGCGGAGTCTCCTGCGCCTGAATGTCCATGTTCGCTATACCCTGTGATGTTCGCCTGCGCGGCTGATGACTACGTTGCCCTTTGACTTGGTGATCCGGTCGCCCCGGGCAAGGGACGCCATCAGCTCGTGGCCAGCGTGGATGGTCAGTTGATCGCCCATGACGGCCAGTCGCGCGCCGTAGAGAGTCAGGAACTCGTCCACCTCAAGCAGGTTGTCACCTTCCCAGGTCACGTATGGATCGACTGCAGGCAGTGGCTTCACGCGCTTGATGCCGAGGCGATCGCCTTCGACGACGACCACGTCACCAACGCAGATGTGTGTGTTCAGCCCCATCCCGACGAGATGCAATCGACCGCCATCGGGCTCAGCTCGGGCCATGTGCTCCTCGAGCAGTCTGCTGATGGCGCGGGTATTGTTGCCCGTCCAGCGAACTTCAATCATGACTCGTAGCCAATCAGGTAGGCGCCAACCACAGCGGTTGCGCCCTTCTGTCTGACGATGATCTTTGGCCAACGACCGCGAATGCCGTAATGACCACCGGCAGTCGTTTCGACAACGGCCGTCGATGGCGCGGTAGATCCCAAGTCGATCAGGGCAACGGCGGCCGATAGGTAGTTGGTCCCATCACCAGACACAAACACATCCATTGCGCCAGCGCTCGATCCCAGCTGCCAGGTGTCGTACTGGTCCCCGTTTGAGGTGATCTCGAATGCGGCCTCGTTGTCAGCCGTCGTCG